ATGGAAAACTACCTGAACCTCATGATCATCGGCGCCACCCGCTACGACATCGATGGCAACCGAGGCGGCTCACTCTGGGCTTACTCCCCAGCCGAAGCGGATGACGACAACCGCGTCGGCAACGAAGTCATGAAAATCGCCTGCGACTGGAAGCACATCGACCAGCTGCGCAACCACGCCAGCGCGCTTCCAAGCATGTTCGTCGTCAAAGCCCAGATGAAAGCCGGGCAGGGCGGCAAGATCACCTTCAAGGCCCTGGACATGAAGCCCCAGGACCAAGTGAAGAAAACCGCGTAGCCGGACAAGGAGACTGACCGGTGAGCAAAGCAATCCTGTGTGACGGCGATTGGACAATCACAGCCTCCGGCTGGGACTGCACCGGCGCCATCACCCAGGTGGTGTACACGGCCCCCGTCGAGTACACGCCGGCAATGATCGCCGAAGCCATCTTCCAGGGCTTCAGCGTGACCTTGCCACTCATGGCGGTCGCATGGGGCGGCCGTCAACTCCTGAAAATGCTGAAGTGAGGTAATGCCATGAAAAAGCAACTGATCACCCTGGCCGCAATGGCCTTCACCCTGGTAGGTGGCCCTGCTGCCGCTGCCGACTGGTCCACCATGACCGGCGGCCTGGACTTCTCCGGTGAAATCACCGGCGTCATCGCCGTCGTTGGCGTCCTGGCCGGCTTCTACGTCGTCCGCAAAGGCGGCCGTCTCCTGCTGAGCATGATCAAGTAGGAGCACACCGGTGGCAGAGCTATGGGATTGGACATTTTTTCTGATGGGAGCCGCACTATGCGTCTATCTGTTCAAGGATGTCTGATCCTATGGCTCTGCCTTCTTTCAACCGAAGCCTTCTCGGCTTGGGATTATCGATACAGCCGGGAACACTACCGGTACGGAACCGCCAGGCAATCCTGTGAAGCCTGGCTTGCCAGTTCCGGTCAGCCCTACGACCATATCGAGATGTACGACCCCGGCGAACCCAATGCCGAAGGCCGATATGCACAGGGCTGCGCTGCGAAGGACCAGTTCGACCGCTTCCTGGCCCAGGTCACCAATTACTACAAGCCCGAAGAATGCAACGAAGCCTGGCAACACGAAAAGAACCCCATCACCGGTGAACAACCCCTGGGGACCTGTGAATGTGCCGCCGGCTGGGAAGACGCCGGCCAGGAGCACAACCCCCGCTGCCAGCTCCCCGACCAGACCCCTGAAGAATGCAAAGAAAACGGCCAGGTCCATAACCCCAGCAACGGTCTGTGCGAACTGGAATGCGAACACGGCCAACTGAACGGCGCCTGCCTGCCACCACCGGAAGAACCCAACGAGTGCAACAGCGACAGCTCCGACTACCGCGGCCAGATCGTCCAGGGCTACGGCAAAAGCCCGATTAACTTCTGCGGTGACATCGACCAATGCTCCGGCGACAAACCCGGCCAGATCGGCCTGGTGAATGGCGAGCTACGCTGCATCGCCGAAGACTACGGCGTCCCCAAATGCAAAGGCGACTCCATCTCCGTCGTCGACGACTACGGCTTCGTGTGCGAACCCCTGACCAACACACCCGAAGAAGAACCTGAAACCCCGGAAGAACCCAACACCGACACCGACGGAGATGGTGAACCCGACGAATACCAGCGCGAGAACGACCCCGACGCCGTCAACAAAGGCCTCGATAAAGTCGTCGACGCCATCAACGAAGGCAACAGCAAAACCGACACCTCCAACGAACACCTGGGCAACATCGAAAACGCCGTTAAAGACATCGCCAACAACGTCGGCGCCTTAAAGCAAATGGGCGAAAACGGAGAACTTGGCGGCGGTGGAGGCGGTGGCTCCGATGGCGGTGGTGAAGGCCTCAAGAACGACCAGGGCGAGGATTACCTGAGCGACCTGGCCGACATCAAAGAGAACACCAAGAACACCGCCGACGGCGTGGACGACCTGAACGAAAAACTCGACGACCCCGAGGACGGCTATTCCACCGACGAACTAGGCGATGCGCCCACCTTCGAGGAAAGCGCCGTTCGACTCCAGGGCGTTATCACCGGTAACCCCACCATCGAGGCGGTGACCACCATCCCGACCATCGCCGAGAACACCACCTGCCCGGTATGGACCATCCCGGCCACCGACTACTGGTCCGCGATGCCCCTGGATACTCATTGCGACATCTTGGAAACCCACCGTGGCCTGCTGTCCCTGGTCTTCATGGCCGCCTGGACCCTGGCCGCCGTCTTCGTCTTCCTGAGGGCCTAACCATGATCCAGAAATTTATAGACGCACTGATCGACATCATCCTGTGGGCACCGCGCATGCTGTTCAGTTGGCTCATCGACGCCGTCGAACACATGATGGGCTGGCTGCCCGAAATCCAGGTGGTGGACGTGGAGAACATCTTTAACGGCCTCGGCGGCCAGATGCTCTACTTCCTCACCATGTTCGAATTCTCCTACGGGCTCACCGCCGTGATGACGGCCCTGATCGCCCGCTTCGTTCTCCGTCGCATCCCGTTCATAGGCTAAGCCATGTCCATTGTCGGATACGCCGGCCTTCCAGGATCGGGCAAAAGCTACGGCGTCGTCGAAAACGTCGTCATCCCCGCCCTGGAATCGGGCCGCCACATCATCACCAACATCCCTCTCAAACTGGGGCGCCTCTCCGACGACTTCCCGAAAGGAAAAGTCACCCTGTTCGACAACAGGGAGGCTGAAGACGACCCCGGCTTCTTCGACCTGGAACGCCACCCCGCCGGCGTCATCTGGATCATCGACGAAGCCTGGCGATTCTGGAAGAGCGGCATGAAAGCCACCAACATCCCCCAGAATCAAAAGGAGTTCTTCACCGAACACCGCCACAACGTCGGCGAGGATGGACGCACCAACGAGATCGTTCTGGTCACCCAGGACCTGGCCCAGCTCTGCGCCTTCGTCCGGGGCCTGGTGGAAGAAACCTACCGCGCCGTCAAACTGACCGCCATCGGCCAGAAGAACAAGTATCGGGTCGATGTCTACATGGGCGCCGCCACCGGCCAGAAACCCGGTAAACCCATGCGCCAGCTCTACGGCTCCTATAAGCCCGACATCTACCAGTACTACAAGAGCCATACCCGGAACAAAACCGACTTCGCCGCCGGCATGGAAGAGAAAGCCGACGACCGGGCCAACGTCCTCAAGCACCCGCTGATCAAGTTCGGCATCCCCGTCGCCATCCTGATCATGGCCTTCGGCGTCATGCGCGTCGTCGCCTACTTCAGCACCGGCGATTCAAACACAGACCCACCACCAGGAACACCAACACAGCAATCATCAGCGCAAACCGTCCGAACCGCCGACAACACCAACGCCCGGGTGCAACCCTCCACCCGAGTCCGGGCAACCTCCAATCAGGAAGCCCGAGCCACCCACCAGGTGGCCTTCGAGATCGAACCCGGCTGGCTGCCCGTCTCCGACAAGTGGCGCATCGTCGGCAAGGTGAACGGCGTGTACTGGATCTGGGGCGAGCACGGTACCCGCAAGATCCACAGCCGGATCTGCGCCCGATTCCAGCGCACGGGAGAACCCTACTGCGTCATCGAGGGCAAGCTGGTGACCTACTACAGCTACAAGGAACCCCAGCGCCTGGACGAACGGCCCGAAAGCCGCAGTTACCTGGACACCACTACAACGGAAGGCGACGGCGCGTGAGTGCGAGCGGAGCGACCACCACGCGCCGCGCCAGCGGCTGAGACGTCCCTGTAACACGTCTCATGGAAAACGACGACAGTCGATTTTTGACCACAGACAACCACAGAAGGCCACAGATGAAAATCAAAGACTTTGAACGCATGGACATCACCACCGGAGAGATCGGCAAAGGGGATCTGTTCGTTGGTCCCGAAGGCCAGCAAGTGAACCTCCAGGACGTCAACGTCCTCTGGACCGGAGTCGATACCGTAAGACAACTGTTCGAGGGACGATTGAAACCCGAACCGCTGGCCGAGATCGTCACCGCCTACGAATCCAGCTTCGATACCACCATCACCGTCAGGGGCATTCCCTTCCGCGTCCAGTCCGGCAGGCGAGGGGGCTTCAAGTACATCCTGCAAAACCGGGAATACGGCCTGACCATCCTGCTCCAGAACTTCTACGCCGAAGCCGACAGCCAGGGTACGCACGTTAAAATCGAAACCTCCCCCCGCTGGCTCTACGAACGTTCCAGCCTCCAGATCCACGACGAACTCACCGAATGGGGTATGCACTTCCTCAAGGCCATCAAACCCGTTGGCATCGCGTTACACCTGGCCGTCGACTTCCAGGGCTGGGAACCACCCCAGGACTTCGCCCAACACTTTGTGACTAGGGCAAGAACCATCAGCGTACACAACGGCATCAGTGACCTGCATTTCAAAGGCCTGGAAGGCAGCACCGTGAACGGACGGGGCGAAACCTACACCTTCGGCAAGGCCAACAGCCTTCAGGTGTGTATCTACGATAAATCCAAAGAGGTCGATGTCTCCGACAAACGCGCCTTCATGGAAGGCATCTGGGAATGCGCGGTGAACGAGAACAGCTTTCCAGACACCTGCTATGACCCAGACAAACCCGTCTGGCGCCTGGAAATAAGATTCCATCACCGCATCGTGAACGAGATCTCCCAGGGCACCCCCGGCATGAAACCCATCTATACCTACATGGACGCCGTCCCCCACCTCACCGGCCTCTGGCAATACGCCCTCCAGAGCAACCGCTACGAAGTAAAACGGGAGTGGGTACACCCCATCTGGACCAAACTCAGGGAGGACATCGGCTTTGGTTATTCAGCGCCAGATCTCATGTACAAACGCGTAAAAAAGGAACCCGGTTGCGGCAACGAAAAGAACGTCTCCCTGGCCTTCGGAAACCTGCTTTCCATCTATGCACGCAACCGGTTTAACGCACGACAGGCCTGGGACTGCCTCAAAAAATCCGGTTTATGGGAAGATCTCTGCGCCTACTACCGACGGCGGGAAATCTATGAAAACGAGCTCTTCCAGCTCGTGCAGGATGGCCTGACAAAACGACGACTGCTGACAAAGGTGGCCGCATGA